ATCGAGGCTATTCAGATTTGTCCTCATCGTGCTAATTGCCCTGTCAGCGGTGAGCTGTCACTCGACGAAGAAGCTGACACAGGAAAGCAGGTCAGAGCAAAGCACAGAACTGACAGACAGCGAGCTTGTGGACATCAGCGAGACGAGAGTTCAGCCGGTGAAGGTTCCAATGTCGTCAGTGAGTCTAACGCTGAATCTGGACTCCCTACGCCTGCTTCCTCTCGGAGCAGGATACACAGCACGTCAGGGACAGGCGAATCTGAAAGTAAGGAGAAAGGCTCCAAGCACAGCTAAATCTGGACAGAGTGCAACTGAACCTGGACAGATTGTAATTGAGGCCAGTTGTGACAGCCTTGAACTGGTTTGCTCCAGTCTGACAAAGACGGTCAGTACTCTCAAAAAGCGTCTTGCCCGTCAGCAGAAAGTTGATGAGTTCAAGTATGAGGAGAAAAAAAACGAGTCCCCTTTTAATACTGTTCTAACAGCATTTAAATGGCTTTTAATAGGCTTTGTGACGGGTTTAATTTTATCGAAGATTAAGGCTATTATTTTATTTATAAAAGGAAAATAAGAATATGAGCAAAAACAAATTCATCTACGGCATCGCAGCCGTTAAGTTCAAGGAAAAAACTGTAGGCTACATTGAAAAAGGTAGCTGGGATTGGGGTGGCTCAAAGCCAGAGAGTACCGATGTAGAAGCTGAGCAGGTTCCTGATGCTCCTGTACTCACTCTTCTCCAGAAGAATAGTCAGGTAAGCCCAACGTTCAATCTTATCCAACTGGATTATGAGAACCTGCAAGCTGTGCTTGGTGGTAAGCTCGTGGAGACTGGTCAAGATTTAAACAAGAAGGTAACAGGCTGGCAGGCTCCATCTACCCTCGTTGAATTACGAGGTCCTTGGGAAATCCAGTTTGTCAGTGGTCAGACCATGAAGATTCCTAACGGTACTATACTTGCGAGTCTTGGTGGTAAGTTGACACTTACAGAAGTTTCTAAGGTTGAATGCCAGTTGAAGGTTAACAAGCCTGAGAATGGTGGAGCTCCTTATGAAATCAATGATAGCGTAAGTGAAGGCTAATGGATGAACAATTGATTAGACGAATCCAAAGAGAGGGAGCGGAAGCCTTACTTGACAGAGGTGTTTCCCTCCCTCTTCTGGATATAAGAATACCCTTCTTGAAGTCACCAATACGTCTAAGGCTCACAATGAAGCGTCCAACAATGTCAAGACAGCTTAAGATAGCGCATACCTATCTTTCAATGAATATGACGTTGGAACAGTTTAGTTCCATGAATTATGATGCACAGATGGCTTTCATAGCACAGCATGGTAAAAAGTTTAGTCGTATTATAGCTTTAACAATAGAGCAAAAGTGGTTGCCGACATCCGTAATTGCATGGTTCGTAAGGCACTTTATGCGATGGGACTACCAGAAGGGCGCATTTGAGAAATTCGTCACCCTTATGGGGACAGAATCTTTTATACCTATTATCAGATCAGTAGAGATGACCAATCCGATGAAACTGAGACTGAGCCAAAAGAAAGAGGGGAGTTAAAGAGTCATTGGGAAGGCTCCCATAGCCCCTTTGGGTTTGTCTGGCAGATCGCCAGTGCAACAGGATGGAGTGTAAGATATATTTTGTATGAAGTAAACTATCAGACGCTTATAATGATGCTCAGCGACGCCCCACGATACGTGAATAAAAAAGTAAGCGAAAAGAAAGCGCAAACGGAGGAGGAAGAAGCCAATGATATTGTAGGGTTCTTTCAGAGTAACCTCAAAGGATAGTAATAAAAAAACAACTATATGAAACCAGTAGAGATTGAATTCCTTATGCGTGATAACCTCACGGCAGGACTTGACAAAAGTAAGATGAGTGTTGAGCAGCTTCTTGGAGCAGCTCGTCGCGCTTCTCTCGTTATCAACGCTAAAATTACTGAACAACGTAAAGTCATTGATGGGGTTAATTCTGACCTCGAAAAGATGCAGCGTAAGTTGCAAACAATGAAACCAGGTTCTGCACAAGAGGAACTACTGGCAGAGATTAGTGCATGTAAAAAGGTTCTTAATGAGAAAATCGGTGCACTACAGCAATTAGAAAAAGAGCACCTACAAGCTAAGCAGGGTGTTGATTAGCTGGCGCAAGAGTATCAGAAAATTTCTATATCCGAGGAAAGCGCAGCTGCAAGTAGTAAGAGTTTAACCGATAGAATTATTGAACAGAAAGCAATCATAAAGCAGACAGAAGCTGATGTAAAAGCCCTTCAGAAAGCTTATGATACGTCTGCACCTGGTAAAGCTCAGGCAGAAATATTAGCTGACCTCAACGCAGCAAAGAAAGCCTTACAAGAAGATAAAGGTGCCTTAGAGGAATTGACAGAAGCACAGAATCGTAGTAAAGAGAGTAATCAGCGTCTATCAAGGCAGCTACGTGAGTTACAGAACGACATGGCACGTATGCGTCTTAATGGGCAGCAGAATACCGAAGAATATCAGAAGATGGCTGAGAAAGCAGCACAGTTATCCGATACTCTTGGCGACCTCCGTGCTCAGACCAGCATCTTAGCTAATGACGATGCAAATCTGCAGGGCTTTATTTCTGGAGTCAACGGACTCTCAGGTGCATTTACCACAGCTACAGGTGTAATGTCGCTATTTGCGTCAGAGAATGAAAACCTGATGAAGATACAAGCACGTGTACAGAGTGTTATGGCAATCACTATGGGATTGCAGCAGGTGTTTAATGCTTTAAATAAGGATAGTGCTTTTCGTTTGGTCACAGTTACCAAAGCTAAGGAATTGCTTACAGCTGCTAACTATCGCCTTGCAACGTCATTGGGTATTTCCAATGCAGCTGCGACAGCATTAATGGCAACACTTACACTTGGTTTGTCATTAGTTATTACAGGTATAATTGCAGCGTGGAATGAGTTGTCTGATGCTCAAGAAGAGGCAGCGAGAAAAGCGCAAGAACGTGTTGAAATAGAATCGCAGGGGCGTGCTGAGATGATTAAGACACGTTTTGAGATAGACACCACACGAGAGGCTCTTAAGAATTTTGCAGGCTCCAAGGAGGAGGAGAAACAAAAATGTGAAGAGATGAATCGTAAGTATGGCGAGGCTTTTGGATATTATGATACTGTCGCACAGTGGTATGATGTACTGACTGAAAAAGCCGAGCAGTATATACAAATGCTCTTTTTACAAGCGAAAGCTCAAGCATTGGTTAACAAAGCTGTAGAAACAGATGATAAACTTGCTAAGCATAAAGGAACTAAACCAGGTAATGCAGAGTCTGATATTGCATGGTATGAGAAGTTCGGACTCGCAATGTATACCAATTATGACCCAAAATTTAACGCTATTAGTGCTATCGAAAAAGCTAATAAACAAGCGTATAACAAGAAAACAAAAGAGTTAGAAGCGGAACGTGATGGTTATCTTAAGCAGGCTGCAGACTTACAAAAAGAAGCTGCTAATATAGGCAAGAGTGCGAGTATAGGTGGGCACGTATCACCATCTGGCACCAAGAAGACCAAAGTCAAGAAGCCAAAAGATACCAAGAGGGAAGAAAATCATATTGCCAATGAACTGCTTGCATTACAGCAAAAGAATCGGCAAGCAGAGATAGACCTGTTGGAAGAGGGGTCTGAAAAGAAACGTCGTCAGATCAGGGAAAACTACGAAAAAGAACGAGAAGAACTCATTAAGCAAGAAAAGATGTGGCGTGCTGCTCAAAAAGGACAACTAACCAAGCAGCAGGAAGAAGCACTTGCAACTGCTCATTCGCTGGCTGCTAAGAAGAAAAAGGAAGGTGAGGATGAGATCGCTAAGGAGGAAACTAAAAAGCGTCTTGAGATGCAGCGTGACGAGGTGCAAGCTATGAGCGATTATCTTCGTAAGTATGGTTCTTTTCAGCAGCAGAAGCTTGCTATTGCTGAAGAATATGCTCAGCAGATAGCTGCTATTGATGTCTCTGAAGTGAGTGAAGCCACCAAACGATGGCAGAAAGCTAAACTTCTAAAAGAACGACAAGAGCGTGAAGCAAGTATGTCGTTCGAGGAAATTAGCCGTGGTATTGATTGGAATGCACTTTTCAGTGGAGTTGGCAATCTGACCAAGGAAATGATGGAGCCAATGTTAGAACAGTTACGTGCATATGTTGAGACAGATGACTATAAGAATGCTTCTGCAGATACTCAACAGAAGGTCACAGATCTCCTTCAACAGATGCGCCAATATATTGGTACAGACCAGAGCGTTACATGGCAGAAACTTGCAGAGGCTATAAGGAAGTTTAATGAGAGTGTTACAGTGTATGACAGTGCAGTAAAGAATGAGAAACTTGCAGTGAAGGCACGTGATAATGGGAAAAAACTACTGCAAGAAGGCAAGATAAGTGAGGTAGAATATCAGGAGCTTGAAAAACGAGCACAAGAATTAGGTGATGCCACTGTTATAGCTCGCAAGAATATGGATGACTTTGGTAAGAGGCTCAATAGGACATCTGATGAAGTTGCTAATTTTACCAGTGGACTCACAACAGCATTGAATAATGCCAAAGGATGGAGAGGTGCTGAGGGGTTTGGAGAAATTCAACAGGCAGTTGGACAAGCAGATCAACTTAAAGGCATCTTAGACTCAATCCTTCCACAGATGGGAGAGGGTATGGCAAAAACAATAGGCAGTAGTCTTTCAAATACGATGGGTAAAGCTATGTCTTCACTCGGAGGTGGTCTATCTGGTGTCTTATCCTCTGGACTTGGGAGTGTAATTGGTATCGTGGCACAGATACCTAAGCTAATACTTAATATAGTTGGAGGTATTAAGAACTTCATTACAGGTATTTTGAATGCCATAACAGAAATTCTATCATTAAGATGGATAGATAATCTCATAACAAGTATCTTAGGTGCAGTCGGGAAGTTAATCAATGCTATTTTTGACCTCCCCGAGAATCTCTACAAGGTGATAGAAGCCATCATAGTCAAAGGTATCGGTGGACTATTAAATACAATATTGGGGCGTGTCTTCAACATCCTCTCATTCGGTGCGCTCAGTCACAAAGGGCCAGCACAATGGTTTACGAATAGTAATGCAGATGAAGTCGAAGCTGCTATTGATCGTCTGACAAAACGCAATGAACTTTTGGAACAGGCAATCGAGGATCTAACGGACGAGATGAAGACGGCACGAGGTGCTACAGCTATTCGCATATCACGAGATGCTGAGAAATTGCAGAAGGAGACTAACGACAATTATATGCGTATAGCACAGGAGCGTGCTAGCTATGTTGGCTCACACAGAAGCTTCAATTATAGGTGGTCTGGATTCTCAGAGGAGCAGATTAGCAGGTTAAGCAGTCAAATCGGTCGTAACTGGAATGGTGACCTTTGGGGATTGAGTCCAGAAGAGATGAAGATGTTACGCTCTAATGTTGACATGTGGGAGACAATACAAAATACAGGCAAAGGTAGATATGGTTATGCTGTAGCAGAAAAGTTAGATGATTACATCAAGCAGGCTGGTAAGCTACAAGAGATAACAGATACTCTCTATGAGAATCTAACGACAACAACAAGAGATAATATTTTTGATGATTTCCTCAATTCTTTGTACGCGCTTGCTGACGGTTCTAAGGATGTCTTCAAGGATATTGAGGAGAACTGGCAGGAAATGGTAAACAAGATGACTGTGAACAATCTCGTGGGTGCTAAATTCCAAAAGAATATAGAGAGCTGGTATGAGAAACTTGCAAAACTCAATGAGGAGCGGACAGACGGTAAGATTACTGACGCCGAGTTCCGTAAGCGATTAGACACACTCAAGGCTGAATATGATGGCTATGTTAATAGTGCTAAGAATGACATAGAGCAGCTGAGAAATGAGGGTATTATCAAGGATACGGGCAAAGATGGTGGAACAACTCAACAAGGCAAGAGTGGTGCTTTTACAGCAATGAGTCAGGACGAGGCAACAAAGCTCGAAGGACTGTTTGTCAGTGGACAGATGCATTGGGCAAGCATTGATGATCGTGTGGAAGATGTCGCTAAGCGTATGAGTGCAGCTCAGGAGCATCTCCGCAAAATTGAGGAGAACACAGGCAATAGTGCTGCCTCACTGAAGGAGATAGGTGCTGATGTAAAGAAGATGATAAGAGACGGAGTAAAAGTTAGATAGTATGACGAAGATATTAGAAGGACAGGTGCTTATCAATGGCACTGATATATATAAGGAGTATGGCGTGTTTCTCACGGAGGAGAAGAAAGGTGGCCGGGACAATCTCAATGCTATCCTGACACCAAGCAAGGCAAAAGACCACGTAGGTGTAGATATTCGTGAGCGTAATGGAAAAAAGTATTCTAAGCGTCTTACGCCTACTAATGCAGAACGCGACGTAACGCTACACTTCGCACAGTATGCACCTACACGTCAGCGGTGGCTTGAGAAGTATATGTCTTTTATCCGTTTCCTGAAGACGGGTAACGATGGCTGGCTGACAATAACATTCACGGTACTGAACCTTTCGATAAAAGTGTTCTATCTTGACAGCAGCACTTATCGTTCGCTGACGTATCTGTGGACAGAGGGCGTACAGGCAAGCAGCTACAAGGTGAAGTTCCGCGAACCAGAACCAATTATATAGTATTTAAACACCATTTAAACGATATAAAAATGCTTCTAACACTATTTGATAGCAACGGACAAGTAAAGGCTACGTTCTCGCCGAACGACAGCAGCACACAAGATAAGGAAATACAAGGCGACAATCTGCTGAAGCTCTCCTTTACCTTATATGAGTGTATCACCATCGACGTGAACGACTATCTCGACTATGATGGCGAACGCTACTGGGCTACGGAGAAATACACACCAGCGCAGAAGAGTACTATGGAATGGGAATACTCTTTTCAGCTACGTGGCATAGAGAGTCTGATAGCTCGCTTCTTAGTACTAAACAATACCGATGGAGAGAACGAGGCAGTGTTCGCTCTAACGGCACGCCCTATTGACCACATGCGACTTATTGTGAAGAATATCAATGCTGGTATGGACGGGCTGCAGAACTTTAAGGTGGGTATTGTTGAGGGTACAGATAACGTGGTAATAGACTACACTGGTAAATATTGCCAGGAGGCACTGAAAGAACTTGCCGACGCTGTACATACGGAATGGTGGTTTGACGGTCAGACTCTGAACCTCTGTCGATGTGAGCATGGCGAAGAGGTTACACTGGGTTACGACAATGGTCTTACATCGCTCGAAAGAGATTTAGCTGATAATGTGAAGTTCTATACACGCTTGTTCCCGATAGGCAGCTCACGCAATATTGACCCTGAAAAGTATCACCACTCCCGACTGATGCTGCCAGGTGGCGCAAAGTATGTTGATGTGAATGTAGAGAAGTACGGCATTATTCACCATTACGAGCAGACTGCCTTCTCCAATATCTATCCACGTCGCACGGGCACTATCAGCGAGGTGCGACACGAAGAAGTACAGGATAAGGACAGCAAGCCCTTCACCATC